GTCTACGGACGCGCCGAGGCTTTTGACAGGTTCCATGGTTTCCTCCCAGCCGGTGTTAGACGGTCGCGAGCTTGCCGAGCACCACGACGCGGTACGCGATGATGGCCGACGCCTGGAAGCCGAGCGAGCCGTTCTGCGCCGTCGAGGCGGCCGCGGTGCCGTTGAGGTTCTCGCGGAACCACACCGTGGCGGCCTGGTTGGAGGCGCCGGAGATCGTGCCGCTGCCGGATACGGCGACGTTGGTGGCCGACTCCGTGAGCACGATGGAGTTACCCTGCGTGCCGGGGGTGATGGACGTGACCGTGACGACGCCGGAGGAGCGCGACGCTGCGACGAGCGGGTTCGCCACCGTGCCCGTGCCGTATGTCGTGCCCGCGCCCGAGGTGGCGTTGATTGCGGAGGTCAGGTTCGTCGCGGTGTCCGTGAAGGCCGCGCCGAGGAGCACCTCGTTCGCGACCGCCGGGCCGACGCTGAGCGTGGTCTTGAGCGTGTAGGTGACATCGCCCACAACGATTGTATTGGTGTCGGTAGCGAGGCCAACGCTGAACGTGATGGTGCCAGCCGCGTAGGCGCCGCCGATCTTTCCGGCCTCCGCCGTGCCGATGGGGTAGGCGCTGACCACGGCTACGATCTTGTCGAAGTAGTCGCGGAAGTCGATGGCCTCGTCGCCCACGTTGGCCGCGGACGGCGTGTACGTGCAGTACGCCAGCGCGAGGTTGTCGTTGGGCAGCGGGGTGACAAACAGTGAGGCGGGAACGAGACTGGCCATGGTGGCTCCTGAGTTGAGTGATGGAGGCGCGAGGCCGAAGCCGCGCGAGAAGGGAAAGAACCCCGGGCAGGGTGGGGAGGAGTCACCCCACCCGGGGCGACGACGCCGAAGCGCCGCCTATTGCTTGCCGATCAACGAGATTTCGTAGGTACCGGCGTTGCCCTCGATGGCGAGAGCGCCGCCCGTGGTGCCTTCGGTACCGGCGGTGCCAGTGCCCTCGTTCTTCAGAACGACGGGAACTTCCGTCTCGTCAGCCGTGGCATTCACATCCACGACGCCGATAACACGGTCGATCCAGCGCAGGCCAGTGCCCGAAGGCCCGGCCGCCACCCACTCGTCCGCCGCGTTGGCGTTGGCGATGGTGACTCGGAACGTGACGAGGAACCGATCACCGATGGGCAACCGATTCCCGACACGCGTAGCAGTCAATGCTGCCATGATACTCTCCTTTCACGGAGGTGTCCAAGAGGCCGGGGGCTGTTAACCCCCGGCGTCATGGATTGGCTGAGCCGCTATCTCTAGCGGGTCTGGCCGGTGAGGCTCGTGATGCGGACGAACGCGTTCGGCCGACGCACGATCCAGGCGCAGTATTCCTTGAGGAACACCAGACCCTGATCCTTCGTCGCGACCCACTTGAGCGCCGAGCCATTGTACTCGGTGTCAACGTGGAGCTTGCCGTTCGGCGTGTACAGCGCCTGGCTGTACTTGAAGTCGCCCATGTATGCCTTATCGAACGGCGCCATGTGGCTCGTCACGACCGACATACCGCCCACTTTGGCCTCGCTGGAGTTCAGGAGGTCAACCTCGCTCGTGCCGTTGTAGCGCACGCGCGGGATCGCCAGCTTGAACAGAATCTCAGCCTGCATGGGGTGCGTGGCGATCTTCAGCCGACCGGACATGCCGCTCAGCTGAATGCCACTGCGCTGCGTCAACCTGACGCGGGCGCGCTGAATGACTTCCTCGTCGAAGAGGCTCGACGCCGCGAAAGTCTCGCTCTGCCACTCGGCGTACGTAGCTCGCGCAAGGCCGAGGTACGTGCCGGAGGCCAGGAGCGAACCCTCGAACCCGATGGGCTCGTGGGCCGCGGTGGCTGCCGAGGAGTCCGCCATAACGATGAAGTCGCCCGTGGCCGCAGCCACTGCAACGTCACTGTCGAACGAGCAACTCTTGGTCGCCCAATCGACTCCCGTGATCGTCATGTCGGCCTCGTGGACCGTCGAGAGGTCCGTGTCGAGGACGTCAATGACCATTCCCGCACGGAGGTGCGAGACGTCATCAAAGATCAACTCGCCGATGGTTTCGCCCTTGGCGCCGTCCGGCTCCGTGACGAGAGTGGCCAGGTGGCCAGTGCCGTCGCGGAACAGTGCGCCTTCCTTGTACGCGCTCATCGACTCGACCAGCTGCGACACGTTCTCATCGTACGCGCGCGCGAACGAAGCCGCGCTGCCCGAAGAAACCGCCATCGAGAGGCCGGTCAGCTGTGCCACACCCGCGAACACCGTGGGTGCAATCAGCGCCTGCTTGACTTCCGAAACGCGACCCGCCGGGAGGGTATCGGACTCGCCGATGTACGCATGGGCGAAGTTGCCCCTCGTTCGCACCGGGAAGTAGAACCCAACACCGCCGAGATCGGCAGAGCCCTCGCTCAGCAGTGCGCTGAGCGTGGGGAAGGTCAGGTTCACGAGTTGCTCGATTTCCCACGAAGCGTAGAGGCGCTTCAGGAGTTCGCCGAGCGTAGAACTGGTGATCGTAGCCATGCTACAACCCCTTTCAATTCGTGCTGGCACGCAACGCTAGCCCGGACTATCCGGGGTTGCACTGCGAACCTTTGCCCTCGCTCCGCCGCTGGGTCAGGACGAGGATTGCCGCTGGATACCCGGTTTTACGAGACGGGCGCTCGGTAGAAACTACTCGCCGAAGAGGTCCTTCGTGATCGCCTGGAACCGCTTGCTGCGGGCGGCGTCGAACTCTTCGCGCGTCTTGAACTTGGGCGTCTCCGCCACCTCCTGCGTAGCCTGCGCGGCCACGGCCGCCGGGGCGCCTTGGCTGCCCTTGGTGCTGGGCTTCGGCGCGCTGCCATTGGCCTTCGGGATCAGGTACTCCGAGGGCGGCGTGTTGGTGCTCTTGAGGTACACCTTCGCCATCTCGATGATCTGCTCTGCCGAGGCATCGGCCAACTCGGAGGCGCTGAGTTCGGTCAGCACGTCCTTGGTGACGGCCTCGATGAAGTTCGGCTTGAGGTGCTCGCCGAGGGCCGCCGTGAAGGCGCTCTTGACTTCCTTTGCCATCAGGCGCTCCACGAGGAGGTCCTGCTTCGAGGGCTCAGAGGCGGGCGCCGCGGGTGCGGCAACGGTCGTGGTCACGGGTGCGGTCATCTTGGGGGCTCCCATTGCGGCGCGGATTCTGTCCGCGGCTTGTGCGACTGCTTGGTCGGTCTTGGCGAGTGTCTCGAAGGTTTCCATGAAGGTCGCGTCGAAGCGGGCGAGGTCAGCGTTGCCCTGGTACTTCTCGGTGAACACTTCCTGCAGCGGCGCCAGCCCGGCCAACTTGGCCTCAATCACGGCCAGCGACTGCTGAGCCTCGCTCATGTCGTCGCGAAGCGTGTTCCTCTCGTGGATCACTTTGGCAAGGCGGGTGTAGGGTACGACCTTCGCCTTCGCCGCGTCCACGGGCTTGAAGCTGCCGAACTCGGTGTCATCGTCGGCGGACACTTCGGGTGCCGTGTCGTCGCCCGCCGTCGGGTCAACGAGGTCAGCGAAGGGACTGTCAGTGGGCACCACGCTGGCCTCGGGGGGCGTGGCAGCGGCGGCCTCGTCGGCCTCGCTTCGTGCGAACGGATTGCTCATCGGGAATCTCCTCAATCATGGCGCGATCATAGGCTGCGCCAAGCTCGCCTTACTCTGCTTTGCCTCCGCCGCTCGCCGGGGGCGGGCCCACTTCGGGCGGGCGGCCTGCGGCGACCAGCTGCGACGGGTGCTGGCCCGTCATCATCAACTCTTGCATCATCTGCGCCTGCGCGACCTGGGCCGCTGCCTCGGCGTAGTAGTCGAAGCCCTGTAGCAGCGCCTGCTGAATCTCCTGCGGGAAGTCCATGAAGCGGTCCGCGAGGATCGCGCGCTGGAACTCCGGGGCCATGACCGTCGGGTCGTCGATGTTCGGCATCGGGAGGAGCGCGTCCACCATGCCTGCCTGGATGCGGGCGATCATTCTTCGCGCACGCTGGAGGCTGGCGTCCTGCTCGCTCTTGACGTACTTGGTCAGGCGCATGGCGTCGAGGATTCCTGCGCGCTCAGCCGGGGACACCTGGCCCTGCGCAAACTGGAAGAACTCCGTGGCGCGCTGCTCAGCCGCTTCCGGGCTGTGCCGAAGCTCGCTCGAAATGTCGATCTCCACCGCGTGGTGGTCCCGGAGGCTGGCCCCCGTGAACGCCTGGATAGAGAGCAGCGAGTGCTCGCGAGCCGCCTGGCGGATGCGGTTGGTCAGCGTCGGGTCCTCGGCCTTGAGGTTCAGCTGGAGGTCGATCAGGACGTTCTGGCTGATGTTCTCGACGAACTGCTCGAAGGAGCGGAGCATCGGCGACTTGTTCCGCAGCTTCTCGTTCCGCAGGAAGTCGAGGACCACGCCCGCGCGCGCGGCGCTCTGGGCGATCTGGTCGTCGAGGGTGCCCGTGCCCGAGATGTACTCGATGGCCTGGACGAGCGACTCGCGCTCGGCGTAGAGGTCCGCCGGGAGCGGCTGGTTCTGAACGCGCTCCGGCTTGGAGAGGCCCTGCACGTCGGTGTACTCGTACTGGCTGCCCGGCATGCCGCCAATCATCGAGAGCTTCACCTTGCTGTGCTTGGGAAGGAACCACTGGCCGATGGCCATGTACTCGCGGTTCTTCTGTAGGAGGTTGTCGATGGCGTTGATGCGCTTCTGGAGCGGCACGATCTCCGAGAGCATGCTCATGCCGAGGAACTTGCCCGCGATCTTGAACCACGACCAGAACGAGTACGGGTGCCAGCGCCAGGGATACTCCGGGCTCCAGGCGCGCGCCTTGCCCGCGTAGATCAGCTTCCCGCCCGCCATGATGAGCGTGCGGCCCTGAGGGAACTGGTCGCTGGGGCGAACTTCGATGATCGTAAACTGCGTCTGGTTCGGCAGCGCGCCAGCGGCGTTCAGGAGGTTGGACACGAGCCCGCCGCCGTAGGTGTTCTGTGGCGAGGCCATGAGGTCCTGAATCCGCACGTACCAGTAGAGGGGGTTGTTGGCGCCGCTGGTCTGGGCGACCGTATCGCCCTTCTCCAGGAAGTAGCCGTTCTTCTCGGTGCGGCCCGACTTGCTGTCCTGCACGAAGCGGCTGTAGATCGAGTCCACGTCCTCGAAGGTTGTGCGAGCGACCCAGGTGATGTTCTTCGTGTTGGTTGCGCCCGGGTCCACCGTGATGTGCAGCGGGGTCCACATCTGCACGTCGGCGTCCTTGCGCGACTCCGTGACTTCGCCGGTCTGAACCGGCACGTCAACTTCCTCTCCGGTGATGGCGTCGATCTGTGACACGCTGCCCATCACGGGCACGGTCACGCGCTCGCCCGTCTCGGCGTAGTCGGTTTCGGCGATCACGCCGTCGAACAGCGCGCCGATGCTGCACGCCTCGCGGAGAAGCTCAGGCATGTTGAGCGGGCGCTCGTACACGAGGCGCAGGAGAATCTCCGAGAGCGCCGCAGCGTCCTCGTCCTCGGGCGAATCCGAGTTCGGCGTCACTCTGGGGCTGGGCTCCGTCTCCGTGAGGAGGCCTGTCATGGCCTCGACTGCGCGGGGAAGGCGGTTGTCGGTCGTCTTGGGCACGGTGTCAGCGTCGCCGCCGGGCATGCCGGGGACGAAGTTCCCGCCGCTCGACAGGCCGAAGCCGTTGCTGGAGTCGTAGTAGAACCGCGCGACGTGGTTGCCCATGAGGTACGCCGCGTTCTCGAACGCCTGGAGCGCGCGCGGCCACTGCGCCGTGAGCGAGCCGTAGACCCACTTATCAATGGCCCGCGTCAGCGCGTTGCGTCCTTCCTCGGAGTCAGCCGGGATGGCGCCAAGCGAGAGCAGGGATTCGGTCTTGTATTCGGCCACAGGCTAAGCCTCTGAGATGGTAACGGGTTGGTCGATGGATGCGGGCTTGGTGCCGAACCACGTAATTTTCTGCGTGGGCACGATGGCGACAGGCGGCACCGAGTCGTCGTCTGACTCGGCAGTGGCCAGGGCCGCATTGCCGAGGACCTTGAAGCCGAGGCGGCCCGGCTGGGCGGGCTCGGTGCGCTCGCGGAGCAACTCGACGGCAAGCTCCAGGCCGCGGACGCGCTCGCGCAGGACTAGAACCTCTACTTCAGCCTTCATGTCATCCTCTCCATGAGTGCGCCGCGGGCAAGAGCCTCACGAAGCGGTCCGAATATTCTCTGCTTCTGCGCCGACTCCCAGGCCTCCTGGAAGGTGATCGCGGGCGGCGGCTCGGTCGGGATACCGTAGTCGTCGAGGGGGATCATCAGGAAGCGCATGGCGTCGCACAAGTGGTCGTAGCCCTTGCTGGGCTCCCGGATCACCGGGGCGCCAGCACTTGTGGGGGCCTTGAGCAGCTTCCATACGTACTTGCGAATCTGGTCGACCAGGTTCTCGCACTCGTCCACGATGAACAGGCCGCAGTCCAGGAACCACTGGTCAACGCGGTCCACGGTCGAGAGGACGCTGCGCTGGTCGGCGGTGTTGGGGCTGGTGAGGCCGATGTCCCAGCGGTCGATGATCTCCAGCTTGTGCTGCGAGGCCGGGTCGATGCTGATGAGGAACAGGACGTCCTGTAGCAGCGTGAGCGCCCTCTCGGTGCCGAACACCGGGCCGAGCACGCGGACCACCATCTCCTCGGCTTCCGCGAGCGAGGTGTAGATGCCGCCTGCGGGCTTCTCCAGGTAGGCCTCGCCGAGAATCCAGCGTTTGCCGTCCATCCCGATGCCGCCCAGGACGATGCCCGTGAAGGCGCCGGTGTCGATCCCAAGGCCGAGGCGCATGCCGCGGATGTACTCGCGCGGGGGCATCGGCTTTACGTGGGTGTTGTCGTCGAAGGAGCGCCACACGCGACCGGCGGCGAACGTCATCTTGCCCTGGTACTGCTCGGCGAAGGCCACCTTGTCCAGAGTCCGGCGGCGGACCTCGATCACGCCGCGGTCGTAGTCCGGGTTCTCGGACACGTCAGCCTCGCGAACCCAGGCGGACTCGGCGAAGGGAGCGGCGCCGTGGTGGAGTAGTTCCGCGTGGTTGCGGGTCTGCTTCTTGATCCGCTCCCACTCGTGGGCGGCGGCGCCCTCGAAACCCTTGGGCGTGGTGTACATGCTGATGAAGCCGACGTTCTGCGCGTTGTTCATCAGGCTTCTGTCGGACGCGCGCAGGAGGCGCTTGTTGTAGACCTCGGGCGAGACGTGCGAGGCCTCGCCGCACACCACGTCGGTGTACTCGCGGCCAAGCAGCTGCGCGCCATCCTCGCTCTGCGTGGAGATGCCGATTGTCTCGGAGCCCCAGATTGAGTCGGCGTGGAACTCGTGGTAGTTGTTCTGGTTCTTGTTGACGAGGCGCTTGAACGCCTGCGGCATGCCCGTGAACAGCTTGCGGTACCCGGCGTAGAGGTACTGGAACTCGTGCGCTACGTGGTCGTAGCGGCCTGCAACGACGGCGACCTTGCGCCGCGGCAGCATGTTGGCGCAGAGGAGGTCACAGCCACCTAGCACCGACTTACCCAGACCTGACCCGCCGTGAACGATCTTCAGCCGCTCGCGGCGCGCGAGAGTCTCGACCTGGATCGCCGAGAGCCGGGCCTTCTTGTTCTTGTCCGACCAGGGCGCTCCCGCCCAGTGACACAGGAGCAGCTTCGCGACGAGAGGAAGCCGGATGTATGCGCGGCCGTCCAGGATGTCCTGGAAGCTAAGCCTTATCTGCGGCTGCTGCGTCGGCGGCGTCGGCTGCGACTCGGGCGGCATGGTAGTCCTGGAGCGAGAGGATGGTCCGCTGGATCACGTCCGCGGGCGGCATTGACTCGCTGTAGTGGGGGAAGAGTTCGCGGAGGGCGACGATCACCTCGCCGCCGCCCGGGGCGGGCACGACGACCTCGGCGCCGATGGCGCACATGATCTCGGCCCACTGCTCTACGGCGTCGCGGAAGCCGAGCTTGTCCTCGTCCTCAAGGACGCGCTCGGCCGCGGCGAGGCTCAGCTTGTCGTCCGTGAACAGCATGGTGTCGGCCAGCTGCTGGCGGGCGAGGTCGCCGGTGGAGTCCTTCAACTCGGCGATGTAGGAGTTGATGTGGTCCGTGGCCAGGAGCGCCTGGGCCTTCCTGTAGCAGGTCCGGTTGTCTACCGGCGCCTTCTCCATGTCCGCTTCGCCCGTGCGCGTGCGCGGGTACCACTGCTCGTCCTCACCCTCGGCCAGGTAGGCGCGGCGGTAGGCTTCCGGTGCGTTCGTCTCGCCGAAGGCCGTGTAGATGCGCACGAAGGCCAACTCACTGTCCAAGAGCGCGTGGCGGTTGGAGATGCGCCGCTTCAAGGGCTTGGCCATATTATGGATTCCTAGAAGTCCAGGAGGTGGTGGCGTCAGCGGCGGGGCGGTCCGTGTACGAAGTGGCCGGGTCGCTGGTGGGCCGCTCCGCCCAGGTGTCGCCGGGGTCAGCCGCGGGGCGGTCCGTCCAAGAGACGGAGGGGTCGACGCTGGGCCGATCCGAGAACGAGGACACGGGGTCACTGCTGGGCCGGTCCAAGTACGTCTCGTTCCTGCGCGCGGCCACCTGGCCGTAGAGCGCCGGGAGCGTGCCAGCGGCGATGAACTCAGACAGGGCGGTGAAGGTGGCCGCGGCGGCGCCAGTGAGGCTGGGCAGCGTGCCCGCCCCCGTGCCCGTGACGAGCGCGATGAACACAGCGGTGGCCGCGCCAGAGAGCCTGGGCATCGTACCGGCGCCGATGATCGAAGAGGCGAACGAGAGCGCTGCAGCGCCAGTGAGGCTGGGCAGCGTGCCTGCCGCCGTGCCCGTGATGCCGGTAGTGACAGTCGCCGCGCCAGTGAGGCGTGGCATGCTGCTCGCAGAAGAGACAACCGCGTCGGCGATGCCGAACGCGAAGTCCATGAGCGGGTCGGACCGGAGCGCCGAGCCTAGGGAGATGGTCCCGTCGTTAAGCGGGGTGCGTAGTGCTTGTACTGCGGCTGCGGCCATGGCAGCCTCTTACAAAGACGAGTAGGAGTAGCGCGCCCGCCAGGAACCGATTCCTGTCGCCAGACCAGTCGTCATAATCGCTCCGGCGGTGAGGACGCTCCCGGCGTGAATCTTCGCAGGGAAGTCCAGGAGCGAGGAGCGCAGTAGCGGGTTCTGCCCGCTGCCGTGGGTGTTGATGATCCTCGCCTGGCCGATGATTCGGAACGCGAAGAGCGAGTAGTTCGCCGAACTGAGAACCGTGACGCGCGAGAGGCTGAGCACCTGCTGAACGCCAACGTGACCGGCGGCTAGCTCGAAGAAGGAAGCCTGACCGGCTCCCGTCGGGCACCCAGCGGTGAGCAGCGCGGTGTGCGGGCCGGTGCCGTCGCTCGCCGTGTAGGACATGGTTACGTCGGTCACTTGGGTCAGGCCCGACCACGCCAGAAAGCCGATGCCAATGCCGTCGCCATTCGTGGCGCCATTCCTGTCCCGTGCGGGCCAAGTAGGGGAGTTGATCGTGCTGGTGTTGGAAGCAGTGGTGACGTTCTGGCCGTTCCACCAGAGGATGTCCACGACAGTCATGGTGCCGACTTGCAGGTTGTCGCCTGCCGCACTGGCGGAGAGGTCCACCGTCGCGCCGGTGAGCCAGGCGCTGCCGCTTGGCGCATCCCTAAAGTCGAACGTGTTCCACCTGCGGCCAATGGCCGTCGTGTTGGAGAGCGTGTCTCCGGCAAGCGTGGCGGGCTGGTCAGCGCTCGTGATCGCCGTCATTTCGCGCGGCAACTGCGCGGGAGCGGCGGCCCGATTCCAAGCCTCGAAGAGCATGTGCTTCACGCCAGTGAGCACCAGACCAGTGCTGGTAGTGGACAGTTCGCCGTCGTGATACGAGTTTGCTTTGAAGTCGGCGAGTCTGGTCATGCTCAGCCTTGCGTGTAGATGACGGTTCCCGAGTGCCGCGAGAGGGTCGCGGCGTTCGGACGATGGATGATGAACGGCACCGTGTTGTCGTAGCAGCGCGGCAGACCGAGGTCGTCCAGGCCACCTCGGACGGGGCTCCTGGCCGACGAGTTGGAGAAGGCTGCGATCTTCCGGTACACGACCAAGTGAAGCGCGCCAGTGCCGTAGGAGGTGCCGAGAGTGATCTCGGAGATGCTACGAACGCCGATGTCACCAGCGGCCAACTCAAACGGGATGAAGGTTCCCGCTACCGCAGTGGCCGGGAAGCTGGCAATCGTGGCCGTGTTCCCCGTGCCGCCCGCGCTGTCAACGTAGGTGAGCGTGGTGTTCGTGATCGCGCTGCCGTTGGTCGTGGCCGTGGAGACTTCCAGGCCGATCATCAGGCCCTGTCCGTCCGTGGAGCCGTTCCTGTCACGGGCGGGCCAGGTGGGCGTAGTGATCGCCTGCGTAGTGGTCGTGGTAGCTACGAGCCCAGAGTTGTGCCAGAGGCGGTCGCAGAGCCAGTACTGGCCGAAGGTGTCGCTCTGCATGGAGAACGAGAAGAGATGCGTGTTGTTCGACGCTGCCGGGAACTGAAGCATCCCGGCGTAGGTAGTCAGTGCGGCGCCGTTGACGCCGGGGCTGGGAGCAACGGCCTTGCCGGGGAATCCTTCGTGGTAGTGCAGGACGTAGGGAACGCCCGCCGCTTCCGGCGCCGGGGAGTACCTGTAGAACGGGTACGGCGCCAGGAGGCCAGCGATGGCCTGGTCGAAGGTGGTGATCGCCATCTCTAGCTCGCGGGCATCGTGATGGTGAAGGCCGTGCAGCGAACGACGCCGCCAGCAACGATGCTGGTGGAGTTGATCTCCATGGTGCCACCGCCGCCGGTCGCCGTCACGTCACAGTCGAAGATCGCGAGGCCGTTGCCGTCCGCGATCCGCGCCCAGGCCGCCGTTCCCGTCGTGTCCGCCGAGGAGTCGTCAGTGATCGCGGCGGCCGTGAGGACGCCAGTCACTGCGCCAGCGCCGAACGCCGTCGCCGAGAACGTCAGCGTAGCCAGGAGCGTCTGCGCGCCGATGGCCGTGTCCGGTCCTGCGGGCTGCGCCGCCGTGTAAATCTTGATGGTGCCCGCGACGCCAACGTCCACGAGGGTCGCGAGTTGGTTCGCCAGGGAGTCCCTGACTGCGGTGGTGATGCGGAAGTTCGCCATTTCTTACCTACGAATCCTTGTGACTGCGCCGCAGCCGGAGCAGGTGACGTTGCCCGCGCTCTTGCGGGGTACGGCGGTCTTTGCGCCGCATGGGCACACGATGACGGTGCTGGAGGCGTGGGAGATGCCCGGGCCTGAGACGCTGAGGCGCGGCATTACTCCGCGTCCTCGTCCTTGCCAGACTCGCCCCACTTGGTCACGACGTTGCCCTTCCGCATGATCTTGCGGAGGTCGTCGTGCGAGTCATTGAGGTACTTCTCCTGCGAGACGTCCTTGTCGGTCTTGTCGAGGTCGAACGAGGACAGGGCCTCCAGGCCGCGCTCGAAGCGCGCCAGCTTGTCCGCCTGGAACTTCTCCAGCTTCTCTTCATTCTTCTCGCGTGCGATTTCGTCGGATGAACGCATGTCGTCTCCGGTTGTGAGGTTGTGGGGTCTGGACTGCGACCAGACGCTCCCACCATCCATCTCCCTCCTCCCAGCGGAGAAGGCGGGGTCGCAGAGGATGAACTGTCCGGCCTACTTGTATTCCGCGCGACCGGCGGGCGGATGCCTTGTGGGCTAAAGGTACTGCCCGATCTTGGCCGCCGCTGCGACCTGATCTTCCGTCGCCTTGGGCGGCAGCTGCCGGGCAGGCAGGGGCGGTGGGGTGAAGTCCCCCAGCATGCTCCCGAGAGCCGAGGAGCCGCGCATCGCCGTGTACTCCCGCGCGACGCACGGGGGAACGACGATGATGTGGAAGCCCCAGAGGACCCGCTGGACCAGGCCCAGAAGGACCTTCGCCAGGGCGAGCCGGGCTCTACCGGGGTTGGCGTGGTCGGTGCAGGCGTCCACGTCAGCCGCGCAGGTTCAAGTTGGGGATTGCCGAGACGACCTGGATGTCGCTCACCGGCTCGTCGAGCTTCTCCAGGACGCTGCAGGCGTCGAGGAATGCAGCGGCCAGGTTGGCCTTCCCGCGCTCGATCTTCTCCGTGGCCTCCGCGATCAGCGCCGACCGCTCCCAGTTTGGGTCGCCGTCGATGGCCTCGTGGCCTTCCGGGAGCGGAATGACGGTGATGGTGCTGGCGTTCTGTGCAGCACGCGTCGCGTACTCCAGGTAGGTATTGCTGCGCTGCAGCGCCTCGTTGGCCTGTGCGAACTCCGAGAGAAGCGCCTCGGCGATCTTCGCCTGCGGGTTCTTCGCTCGCAGCTTACGAAGCTGTGCGGATTGTGCTCTGCGGTCGTGTCGATTGCTCATGGTTCCTCCCCGGCAATCAGGTGAAGAATCGACCAGGCCACTGCGGCCAGGCCAACTCCGATCAAGAGAGTGGCGAACAGCAGGTAGGACAGCAGTTGCTGTACCACCCGCACGGATCAGACGCCGAGGCCGAGCGCGCCAGGCACGTAGTAGAACACGGTCACTTCCACGTCGCCAGCTGCGCTCGCGGTGATGACTTCGAGGCCCTCACTCATGGCGATGCAGAACGGCTGCTCGTGCAGGGCGAAGCCTCCGGCTCCGATGTTCACGCGGAAGTACTCCGGCGAGTCGTCCGTGGCGCGGAAGATCACCACTTCGGCAGCGGCGCCGCCGTTGATGAGAAAGCCCAGGATCACCTGCTGGCCGAGGGCGGAAGCGACTGAGGTGAACACGGCCTGGGCGGTGTTCGTCAGGGCGGCGATGGTGACCCGGGCATTGGCCACGGGCAGTGCGGACTGGTCCATTCTTAGACTCCGAGGCCGAGCGCGGTCGGCTTGTAGTAGAAGCAGGTAACGCCCGCGCCAGTGGCCCCGGTCGTCTTGACCGAGAGGCCCTTACTCTTTGAGATGGAGTAG